TTTGGCAAGGCTACTGTTACAGGACAGGTAGAATTTTTAAGATTGCAAGGTGACGTAATCAATCTGGGAAACAGGATTGTGGACGTAAATGGAGTGTTCCAAGAACAGGAACAGTCTGTGAGCAGTTTAGTTTCAAACCTGACATCATTTGAACAGGCGACTAAAGTGTTATCCAGCCAATTCCAAGGCATCGAGACAGGACTGCTGAAAGCATTTGGTCCCGCATTTGGATCGTTGATCGGAGGCATACAAGGAATAATGGGAGGATCAGGAACGATAGCCACTGCACTGGCCAAGGCACCGGCATTGACCGCAGGATTGTTCGCGGCAGGACTGGCAGGCAAGTTCTTGTTTGGCAAGGCCGCACAGATCGGCATAGTGGCCGCTGGTGTCAGGATCGGACAGAGAGGTCTGGGATCAATTTTAAAAGGTAGAGCCGGGGGACTTGTTAAGGGTGCACCAGGCAAGGGCGGAGGATTTGGAACTTTTGCAAGAAGTGGTGTGGGTAGAGCCTCAGGCGCACTTGGTGTGGGACTGACAGGTATGTCCGCATACTCAAACTTGACAGACGGCGACGACACTAACAACTCATCTGCGTATGGTGGTATAGGTGGTGCTGTGATAGGTGGAATACTAGGATCATTGGCCGGCCCAGGAGGTACCTTATTAGGAGCATCATTAGGCGGAATAGCAGGAGAAGCCATAGGCGGAATGTTTGGTGGCAAACGAGCATTTGGTGGAGGCATGGACGCAGGCAAGACTTACCTGACAGGTGAGCGTGGACCAGAGATGATCACAGCAGGGACATCAAGCACAGTCACAGCAAACAGCGATCTTAAGAACACATTCAACACGGAAGCACTGGAAATGAAATTGAATTCAACGGTGTCAGAACTAAACGCCGCCAACAAGACATTAACAAGCATGGTTAATAGTGTAAATACGCTTGTAGCAGTGGAATCCAGGGCCTTGAAAGCAGTTGAGACAACAGCACGTAAAGACCGTAACCAAGTTGGACTGGTTTAGGTTGCTAAAATGAATAAAAAAGTGTAATATAAAGCATGGCTTGGAAAAAATATTTTAAAGACGCAAACATGTCTCCAATCAGTGGAGAGAAAGTACCGAACTTCGCCAAGAGGAACTACAGTTCTTACTTGCCGGATGTGTACACAGGACACCCTAACAGGATACAGAGATACTTCCAGTATGATCAGATGGATTCAGACAGTGAGATAAATGCGGCACTGGACATCCTGGCAGAATTCTCAACACAGAAGAACACAGAAAACGAGACACCGTTTGATCTTGTGTTCAAAGATGAGACCACAGAACACGAAGTGAAACTTCTAAAGAAGGCTTTGCAACAGTGGACGAAATCTAATCAGTTCAACAAGAGGATCTTTAGGATTTTCAGGAACGCATTGAAGTACGGAGATTGTTTTTTCGTCAGAGACCCAGAAACAAACAAATGGTTGTACATCGACAACGCCAAAGTTGACAGGATCGTTGTGAATGAGTCAGAGGGCAAGAAACCTGAACAGTATGTGATCAGAGACATCAATCCTAACCTACAAAGATTAAGTGCAACACAGATCACACCTAACCAAACTTATGGCGGTAGCGGAACAACAGGTGGAGGCACAGCGGCATACGGTGCCAGTTATGCCAACGCAGGTGCAACCAACAACATGTCTGGCTTCGCAGGCGGAAACGCAGGTGGAAGATTCTACAAAACAATGAATGCGTACAACATAAATGCAGAACACGTTATTCATATGTCAATGTCAGATGGATTAGACAACCTATTCCCATTCGGACAGTCGGTGTTAGAACAAGTGTTCAAAGTTTACAAACAAAAAGAATTATTAGAGGACGCAATCATCATTTACAGGGTTCAGAGAGCACCTGAGAGAAGAGTTTTTTACATTGATGTGGGTAACATGCCTACACACTTGGCGATGCAGTTCGTTGAGAGAGTCAAGAACGAGATCAATCAGAGAAGAATTCCAAGTTCATCAGGTGGAGCGAACTTCGTTGATGCAACTTACAACCCAATGTCCATAAACGAAGATTACTTCTTCCCACAGACAGCGGAAGGTAGAGGATCTAAAGTTGACACATTGCCGGGTGGTACAAACCTAGGTGAGATAGATGACTTGAGATTCTTCACTAACAAACTGTTCAGAGGCTTGAGGATACCAAGTTCATACCTACCAACAGGTGCGGAAGATGGCGGACAACAGTACAATGACGGTAGGGTAGGAACAGCATACATCCAGGAACTTAGATTCAACAAGTATTGTGCAAGATTACAAAGCATGTTGGCAGAAACATTTGACAGCGAGTTCAAATTATGGGTTAAAAACAAAGGTTACAACATCGACAATGGAATGTTTGAGATAAAACTTAATCCACCACAGAACTTTGCACAGTACAGACAGACAGAAATGGACCAGAGCAGGGTAAACACATTCACAGCGGTTGCAGATCTACCTTACATGAGTAAAAGATTCGCATTAAAAAGATATCTTGGTCTATCCGAAGAGGAAATGGCAAGAAATGCTGAACTATGGGCAGAAGAAAATAACGTACCACAGAAGAAACAATCTAAAGCAAATGAATTGAGAGGCGGAGGTGTTACACAATCAGGTATAAGCTCTGATCTTGATCAGTTTGAAGAACCAACAGCAGATCCTGAAGCACCAGAACCAGGATCTCCACAACCGGGACAGCCAGGGCAGACGCCAGGTGGACAAACTCCGGGCGGAACAGGTGGCGGCGGCCAGGTATAAGGTTAAATACTGATATGAAACTGAATGAATTTTTCACATATGGCGCAGATGGTTTTGAACAGGACAAAACTTACGAGCCTGAAAACGATATTTCAATAGTAGATTCAGAAGACACAAGAAAAACACGTTTGACACTAAAACAAATCAATTCAATGAGGTTGGCATCAGAGGCACACGATGCTCAACAAAAGGAAGAAGCAGTGTTCGTCCAAAAGATGTACGGACAACCAGCACAAGACGATAACTTAACGTTATAATGTCATCAATAGCATTCGTACTAGGGAACGGTGAATCACGTAGGGGCATCGATATCAATGACCTTAAGGAAAAAGGCACCGTGTTTGCCTGCAACGGTGTATACAGGACACACCAACCGCATTGGTTAGTGGCCGTAGATCCAAAGATGATGTTGGAGATAGCCGAATCTGATTATGCGGTACAGAACAAAGTGTATTCTAACTTCAATAGCCAGTACAATAAAGTACCAAAATTACTAGATCATGTGACATGGTCAAAACCAAGCCTAGGGTGGTCGAGTGGGCCAACAGCATTGAGACTGGCCTGTGACCATGGATACAAGGAAATTTTTATCCTAGGTTTTGATTATCAAGGCCATTCGGAATCAAATAATAAAAATAGATTCCGTTTCAACAACGTATTCAAAGACACAAGGAACTACAAAAAGACCAATGACGAGGCCACCTTCTACGGCAACTGGATGAACCAAACTAAAAAGTGCCTGCAGGAGTATAAAGATGTCAAATTCCATCGTGTGATACCAACAGGTTGGTTCAAACCCAAAGACATTGAGTGGAATAAAAACGTAGACCATGCAACCACAGAGCAATTTTTAGAAAAATTCGACCTCAAAATAAAAAATTAGTCAAAATACACCTTTTCACACCAATTACAGCACCATTTTTGCCACTTCGCAGTAAATACAAACACTTATAAGTACAAATCGACCTATACAAAGGAGCACGTGTAAAATGTCAAATAATAAATTTGAGAGTTTATTAGAATTACTAATAAATGAAGAAAACGATAAAGCAGAGGCTTTATTCCATGAAATCGTTGTAGAAAAATCAAGAGATATCTACGAAAACTTAGCAGACGAAGAAGTGACTGCTGAAGCGATGCATGACAAGAAAATGAAAAAAGAAGACGAAGTTACAGAAACTGAAGCATCTGAAGAGTCTAAAGTAGATGAAACTACAGAAGAAGCAAAAGATGAAACAGTTGATGAGGCTTCTGAAGAGTCTAAAGATGAGCAAGTAGACGAAGTTGTTGAAATCGAAGACGAAGCAACTGAATCAGAAACTACTGAAGAAGAATCAATTGAAGAAGTAGGCGGCGACGCAACTGACGAATTGGTTAAAGACATCTCAGCAGAA